ATTGGGCACCATCGCGTAAAACACGGCCCACTTTTTCAGAAAGGAATGATTCGATTGGCTAAACTTGGGGCATTCAAGAAGGTGTGGTAATGAAACAAAAAGATACTTGTAAATGTGGTCATGGCTACGGGGATCATGAACGTCCCTATGATGAACAAAAGAAAGTTTTCTTATTTAAAAACTCTGGCCCCTGCACACTGTGCAATTGCCCAGGATATAGGAGGGACGATGTACCGAATCGTAGAAACCGATAACTTTGGCGGGGATTACCCCAATGAAAAATTTGTGAATTTGCCTGCGATGATAAATGAACACAATGCTCGTAATCTTTGTAATCTTATTAATGCCATCTTCTCTGGCGATAGTTCGCCCCGGTATTGGAAGGTCGTTGATAGAGATTATAAACTTCAACCAGGATTCGAACCATGAAGAACGAACCTGACGACGTTATTCTTGAAGATGCTGTTCGTATTCGAGTTTACCGGTCAATGACTGTACAAGCTAAGGCAATTCAATATGCCTACCAAACTTTAGATAATCGCGCTTTTATTGCCTATCTTCATAGTGTCATTCAAGACTGTGAATATGAACTGAATCGACTGTGTAAACGTAGAAAGGCACTATAATGAAGTTCTTAGGAACTATGCACGGCGGCTATCTCAAAGAACATAAAGGCCCAGTGCCCTTTGTGCGGCTGTTTGATGACAAGCGTCGGCGTAGACGAGTCACTATTCAGATTTACTCTTGGGTAGGACTTTGCCCTGGTGCCACACATTATCATGTCACTATGCGAGAAGAAGACAATCCGGTTCTTGGTTTTAAAGAATTTGGTGGAAAGGAAGAATGGCGTTGGATTGTTTACTGGGATGATATAGAGGCAGAGGGGCAAGTAGAGTGTAGTTCAGGACTTCCTGATGAAGCCCATGTTTGGTCTTGGATTAAACGAACATGGAAAGAAATGTTTTCGTCAAAGACTCACCGTGTTGAGTTTATGTATCGAGAATATCAAAAGAAATTTAGAAAAGCCACTGCAAGACTTATAAATAAATGGGAGACAGAACATGATTGTCAATTTCAAGTTTAATTTCATTGACTTTTTTGGAACAATAGGAATATATGGTGGTGCATATCTTTGGGCACATAACCATTTTGGTTGGGGTATTGTTTTCATTACTCTTGGATTAGTTGTAGTACAAAGTACATGGACATCCGAATGAGATACTTACGATTACCTCGAAAATGGAAGTTAGCGAATCATACCCAAATTATTATGGTCAGTGAATTTTCTGTGTTACTTCGAGAAGTTGAAATCAAGCAATTTCCTCTTAACATGGGATTTTATTCTACTGAACGCCGACTAGAACGTGCCCATGTTAAAAAGATTCGTAATCGAAAAAATACTTATCCTTATCCAATCATTGTGAAGTTTGGTACTCAGTACTTCATTCGAGATGGACATCATAGAATTTACTCAGCCCTTTGCAGGGGCCAGAAAACTATTAAAGTGAGGTACTACGAAATATGAACTTCACAATGGGTCAAATTCGATATCTTTTCAAAACCGGCTGGATTCCGATGACTCCTGAAGTTGAGGCCTTGCTTGAAGAATTCAAAGACCTCAAAGACAGTCAAATAGTAAAGATGGAGTCCTTATTTCAAAATCAAGGAGGTTCGTAAAATAAAACATGGCTACTTTAGGTCTTATTTTACCTCAGAAACATATAGAACATCGAGGACAACACCTCAAGGAAATTTGTGATGAATGCTTTGAATTTCGCCAGGCTTGGACTCATCTTGCAGGAAAGATTGCGGGCCGGGCAGAGATTCTTAAGTTTCTTCAGGATGAGGTTATTCAAGCTTTTATCAATAATCATGATAAAGAAGCATTCGCCATTCGAGGACTTTTAAAAAAGATTGAGCTTGTAAATGCTAAGGATCGCACATTTATGGACACTAATTACATCCAAATTCGAGGAGAATAATGATTCGCTACGCCCCACTTCATGAAACTAAACCCGAGGAATTCACTCAAATCATGCAGGCTGAAATTGAAACCTGGAATAAAAACTATTTCTGGAACTTCATTCCCCAGGCTTATACTATTCTTCAGGCAATTAAGAAGGGCCTGGTATTTGGTTATGTTCTTTATGTTGACGATGTAATACGTGGCTATTGCTTTGCTTTTGGTGATGAAAACAAAGTTCGTATTGGTGGGCTATTTACTGATTTTCAGTATGCAACCTGGAGTAATGCTGAAACACTTTTGAAGTTGACTGACGGGCTAATTCATGGTCTTTTTCCTAATGTGAGGCGGATTGAGGCCCAATTTCCGCATTATAGTGGGCGGGCCATAACTCCAGTACTTGTAAAACTAGGATATAATATATATCTTCGTATGTACATGGCTTTCGACTTGAATAATCTTCAAGCCAAATTTCCAATCAATGAACCTTCTTTTTATATTGGCGGGTGGAACCGTTATTATGAAAAAGAAATTCCTAATGTTCTTAAGGATGCCTATATTGAGCACTATGATATTCTGATGAATGACCAACTTAAAACCAGAGAAGGTGCCAAAAAATACATCACAGATATTCTTATCAATCAGGAATACGGCCCATTTCTTGAAATGGGTTCAACTATGGCTGTTAGCAAAATGGACTTTGTACAGACTGAATTTATATCTCCAAAAGGCCTATTTGAAAACTATCTTTCAGACACAGTAAATATTGAAGTTTTTAATCTTATTGGCATCATGTTAATGACTCAATGCAATTACAATGTTGCTCATATTGCTCAAATTGCTGTAATTAAAAGCGCCCAAAAAAGAGGAATTGGAGAAGACCTTCTTCGAACTGGCTTGCATCAAATTCTAGGTGGAAGGTGGTCCCAAGTAACATTAACAGTTAGCGAGAATAATAAGGGTGCAGTTCGTCTTTATGAAAAAATCGGATTTTACCGACATCAGACTTTTTTGGCGGCAACGTGGAACAAATAATTTACTTTACTCCTGAGTTTTTGAAGCTCCTCCGTGAGCAATTAGCTCGAATATCAGACAGTACTCTGCACAAGATCATGAATCCTTACTGTGTAAAGTGCTTGATTATGTGTGTAAATGTCAATGTGCGAACTCTGTAGTCTTTTTGCTTATTGCGGTCGTTGCGGACGCCCTGTTTATCTCTATCAGTGTTCTAGATGCGGGCAGTGCTATGCGTGTAAGCACAAGGCAATTTACGTTGAAGGAAAAGGTTGGTTTTGGCAATGCCCCGGTAAGAAATTCAGGCCAGTAATTTTTGAGAGATGTCCTTGCGAGATTGGTTAGATAGTTTTCTTTTCATCTTGGTGTATTCTTTTATTTAAAACCCAAAGATTTTCTATGGCGATTGCCATTGCGCCAAAGTTCAATAAAAACATCTCATAAAGATGTCCAAAGATTGCATAAGTAAGCCAAAGAAGCTGACTGACAATATAAATAATCCAGCCTTCCTTGCGTTTGACCTTTCCTCGACGCCCTAAAATAAACATGGCGACCAAATTCACGGCTGACGCCAAAAGTCCAATTATACGAGTAAATGCCATTACTCTTTCAATTCCTCTAATTCGATGTCTTTTTTCTTATTGAGATCGCGCAATTCTTTTTTAATGCCTTCTAAATGTTTGACCTGGCTTTCTTGACGTTTGGAATCCATATACCAAAGTAGAACTTCTAAACCACCTAGAGCTATAATGATTACTGCGGCTTCGAGCATGGATTTTTCTTTTCTTCTACGGCATTTTCTACTAATTTTAAATTGGCTTTAATTCGTTCACGTTCTGACTCGGGAGCCTTTTCTATAGCCTTTTGATAGAGAGTGACTGCTACTTCTGTGCCTCCGGCATAATAGGCGTTAAGGGCCAATTCTTCGATGGACCTCCAAGTATAAATATCTACATCAAGAAATAGTCGATCAAGCGGCACTGGTGTAGCACAGGCCTCTTTAGCAAACAATACGGCGGCATGGTGCATTTTCTGCAATCGACAATATCGTGCTAATTGATAAAGTGGTTCTGCTCGTATCGGGCGTTCATTATATGCCTTTAAGTAAGCATCAATAACTACATCTTTAGGACTGCCAAGTAATTCAATCATAATTGCATACTGATAATAAGAATACCAAACCTCTTCAACCCAACCTCCCAGAGCTATTCGCCTTAAATATGTTAATGCGGCCTTTTCATATAAATTTAAGTCACGAAGAGTTTGAGCAAGATAAAATACTGTCCGAGCATCGTCTGGTGTTTGTTTATCTACTTCTAAAAGAGCTACAAGGTCTCGTTCTAGTTTTTCTTTCATTTTTGCTGGTGTATGCGCAGCATGTTCTCTCCAGCAACCTCTAAGACCTACTGGTGTATTGCTTGGCTCTGTACAAAGTAAGTATTCATGAGTTACTCCGTGCCATTGCCAAGAAAGTTTTGCTCGAATAAGAAATGGTTTTGCGTAAGAAAGATTGCCGTAGCGTTCTTCAATTTCATAGTAATCGTGGCCTGTAGGTTTAAAATCAGGGCCATGATAAATTGATCGGTCGTCCATGAGCATGATATAGGCACAGCCTGTTTTTTTAGCAAGCTCTAGGGCCTGGTTACGGCTTTCTGCAAAGTTATTTTTCCAAAGGCGTTTATAAACGAGAAGGTTTTTATTATTTGTCATTCCCCAATTTTTTAAAACTTTAATTGTATTGTCCTTGCTTCCGGTATCTACGATGACGATGGCATCTACCATGTTCTTAACAGAGTCAAGGACAGCTTCAATTGTTTCTGCCGAATCTCGAACAATCATAGCCAAGCAAACACTATTTACACCGAGGGGATTAGGTTTAATACGTAATCTTTTAATAGTACTTTCAGATTTTTCTAAATTAGATATCTCTTGTGACACGGGGGCAGTTAATCTTGGTATTGGAGATGTTTTTGGGTCTGTTTCATAGGCAAATCTTCGTTTGTCAGTAATAGAGAAATTCATCTTATCTCCCATCTTCTATTGTAGCATACCAAGGTGTTCCTGTCAAGAAGATTTTTACTTGACAACCTAGCCCAGAGATGTTATAATTAAAATAGTGGAGGAGATATGTTTTATAATTACAAAAAACTCCCTGAGATGATTGAATGTCAAAATGATTTATATCAATTAATGATCTGCGTTTCTAATCGCTTTCGGGCTGCAAATTATCGACTTAGGTTGTCATTTCTTGGTATTACTCCAATGGACATTGCTAATTCATTGTTTTTAAAGTTCTTAGAAGGTTTGCCTGAAAATCGACCCCATCGTAAACGAAAGCGTATACCTGTTGTAAAAGGTAAGAAAACTCGCCGTGCAAAACAACTTAGACTTCCTATTGAAAAACAAAAGGCGTATCGTATGCTAACCCTCGATGCGCATGACTTTATCCGCAAGAAAACAAAGGAAGAAAACGCCCGAATTAACCTAATTTCATTAAATAAGGTTGTAGTTTAGAACTCTTTTACTTTCAATAATTTATAGATTTTTTTGATATCCGCCAATTTTGTCTACCCCTTAATTACCGAATATTATAATATAGAGCAATTTCAAAGCTTTAGGCCAGCCCTATGACTTCCGTTATGACCAGAATTGACTGATCTCAGAATGCCCTGAAGCGCCGTGGGCGCTGCGCTGGCCCAGATTAAACTGCACACTGTGCAAATGAGGTTTATTAGCGTGTTAAAGGTATCAGCCGACACACTTATACAACGTTATCCCTGGCCCCCTCTTTCTCACGAAGCCACTTTCAGGCAGCTTTTGCAATTCATTGCCGAAGACCAGGAACTTAGCGATCCTCGCCAAATTGCATATTTGTTAGCGACAGTGCGCCATGAAACTGCCTTTACTTTTGCCCCGGTTGAAGAATATGGAAAGGGCGCCGGTTATAGTTATGGAATTCCTGACCCTGAAACTGGGCAAACTTACTATGGGCGGGGATTTGTTCAAATTACTTGGAAGGCTAACTATAATCAATTTAGTAAATTGCTCGGATTAGACTTAGTAAATCATCCTGAGTTGGCCTTGATTTCAGATGTCTCTTACAAGATTACATCTTTAGGAATGCGGCAAGGGCTTTTCACAGGCTTGGGATTTTCAAGTAATGCAGTCAACATAAACAACGCTCTTGATTTTGTTCAGGCTCGGCGCATTATTAATGGTTTAGACCAGGCAGATCGAATTGCCGAGTATGCTGAGAAATTCTTAGTTATGCTTGGAGAAGACAATGGCTGAAACAAAACCTGTCATTCATAATTGGGTTACTTTTATAAAAGGACATCAGACTCTTTTTCTTGGTGCTGTAGCCGCCGTACTTATTTGGAAGTGCTGGGGCGGTTGGCTTAGTTACACTATTGATAAGGCTCGCAAGGAATCTGATACAGCAACTCAGGCCCTTGTAGCTCAACATCAAAAAGACACTGACAAAGAAACAAATTTGATTGCGCAAATTAATGATTTGAAAGCAACCATTGTACAACAACAAACCTTAGCAGCACAGCTTGAACAAGGTATTCAGGCGCGTGATGCGCAACTTTCAAAAACCCTGGCAGAGATTCAAACAGCGCCCATTACATCGGTTGTAGAAAATTGGGAAGCACTTATTCCTAATGTTACGGCTGCGGAGTTCACAACTAATTCCGGGGGCACTGTCACTGTATCTGGAAATGTCACACGGGCTACAGTTACCGCCCTTACTGAGCTTCCTGCGGCGCAGGCGGACAGAGATAATTGGAAACAAGTTGCAGATTCAAAAGACATTATCATTACCAAGCAGGCCGACAGTATTACAAATTCCAATACACTTATTGCTGGTCTTCATAATGAACTAGACGCCCAAGCTAAGGCCTGCACAGCCCAGGTAAACCTTATTAAGACTGAAGCGAAAAAATCAAAACGATCTTGGTTTCTTCGTGGTCTTAGCATTGGAGGCGGGATCGTTGCATTTATTTTAAAATAGGAGAAAATCATGCTTGAAGAATTAAAAAAACTTGAAACATTCTTACTTGGTGAACTGCGAAAGGTTGAGGACGCCCTGAAATCTAAAGTTGAAAAGGAACTCAAAGATTTTGAAGCTAAGGTTGATTTTGATAGGGCTGAACTTTTAAAATTCGTTTTGGGCGAAGTTGCAAAAGTAAAATCTGATGCAAAGGCCGAACTTGACGCAGTAAAAGCCGATGTTTTGACTCATTTAGCTGCGGTTGAGAAGGATGTAAAAGATCGGTTGACATTGCTTGAAAATGCTGTCGCAGACGTAAAGAAAGCCCTTAAACTCTAAAGAGGCGCTATGAAAAAGATTCTCGCCGGTATTAAGAAAGTATTTTCTAACCAGGACGGAAATCTTGATTTAGGCAAATTGGCTTTCGTTGCTTGCTTGATTGTTGTATTCTACTGCGGCATTCACGTTCTTTTGAAAACTAACCAAATGCCAGATTGGTCAAGTGGAACTTTGTTTTGTACCTCGATTTACGCACTACATAAAGGCGCCGAGGTTATCACTTCGCACCCATCTTGGCAGAATGGCAACGGGCCTAAACAATAAGTTTGGTGAGTTAGAAGCAGAGACTCACGATAAAGCGAAACACCATGCTCAGTCCGTAAACGGGGCACATTGCTTTTTGTAATGCGCCCCGATTCTATTTTGGAGTATATGAACGTGTCAAAGGGGTTGCTTTTTGGAAATGAAGCCCACGAGAAAATTCTCAAAGGTGTTGAAGCTGTAGCAAAGTTAGTTGGAAGCACGCTTGGACCGAAAGGTCGCTGCGTAATTGTTGAGCGCATTGCTACGAATCTCCAAACTAAAGAAGTTATTAGAATGGGGCCAATGACAACGAAAGACGGCGTAAGCGTTGCCCGAGCAATTGCCCTGCCTGATCCAGTCGAAAATCTCGGCTGCGATTTAATACGTGAAGCTGCATCAAGAACGGTAGCGGAAGCCGGGGACGGCACTACGGCAAGTGTCGTTCTTGCACACAAGCTCATTAAAGACGGATTTGAGCTAGTGAAAAACGGCCTTAGTCCGGTATGGCTTCGTGCGGGGATTGATAAAGCAGTGACAAAGGTTCTTGAGTTGCTGACTCAGATGTCGCTGCCATGCAATGAAGAGCGCGAAAGTCAGATCGCCAATATCGCTGCCAATGGCGACCCGGAGATCGGCCAGGTAGTAACCGAGGCCATAAAGAAAGCAGGTCCGAATGGTATTGTATCAGTTGACAACGCCCGCTCGGGTAAAACACATATCGAATACAGCGATGGAATGCGTTTTGATTCCGGTTTGCGTTATCAGGGATTCATCACTGATTTCAGCCGGAATGAATGCATTTTGGAAAACCCATTTTTACTTCTTCACGAACGGCGTATTCAAAGCATTCCTCAGATAGAAAAATTATTACAGGCAGTAGCAAGTACTGGACGACCTCTTCTCATAATTTCTGAAGAGTTTGAACTTCCTATTATTAGTTTTCTTTTGACAAACCTTACGATTTTGAAGTCTTGTGTTGTTGTGGCGCCGTTTTATGGTGAACGACGAAGAGATTTCCTTCGGGACCTCGCAGTCTTTACTGGGGGCACGGCCATAACTGAGGAGTTGGGCATTGATCTTAAGATGGCTGGCATAGATATTTTGGGCCAAGCCGAGAAGATTATTGTTACCAAAGCTCATACAACAATCATTGGCGGCCAATCAAAGGGCAACGAACTCGAAGAACGAGTCATGTCTTTGCAAAATGCCCTTAAAATTACTACGAATGGGTACGAAAAAGAGATTTTTGCAGAACGCCTTGCTAAGCTCGATGGCGGTGTGGCGGTCATAAAAATTGGAGCTTACACTGATACAGAAGCTAAAGAAAAACGCGATAGAACTGAAGATGCTTGTCTTTCTGTAAAATGTGCGCAAGAAGCTGGAATTATTCCAGGCGGCGGAATTGCACTTTTACGTTGTTCTGAGAATATTGAACTTTTGAATTATATTTTAGAATTTAATAAAGAAGAACAAGCTGGTGCAAAATTAATTCTTAATGCAATGGAAGCTCCGCTTCGGCAGATTTTAAAAAATGGTGGATATCTAGAAGATGAGATTATGCTTTCATTACAAAGAAAAGAAAATCCAAATATTGGATTTGATGCGTTGACTGGACAAGTTGTTGATATGTTAAATAGCGGAATTATTGACCCAACAAAAGTAATTAAACAAGCATTAATGAACGCTGCTAGTTTGGCCGGGACGTTATTAACAACTTCTGGTACAATAGTTCACTTGGAGCAGAAATAACCATGACTCTTGGAAAAAATAAAGTTCTTATTGAGAGATTTCCTGCCCCCGAGAAAACAACCGAAGCAGGATTTAAGATTCCAGACGTGATGCGTGAGCGTCCCGATTTTGGAACAGTTATTGAGGTGGGTTCTGAGGTCACTACTTGGAAGCCAGGGCAAAAAGTTTTGTATCCAAAGTGGTCTGGATTTCAGATCACTATTCCAGGAGATGAACGTGATTTGCTTGTTCTCTTCGAAGACGAGGTATGGTTAGCATTATGAAGAATACCATTTTAGCTATTGTATTTTCCTTGTTTTTAGCGATTTTTGCAAAGGCTCAGGGTACAATTTCAACGGCTGATAAGACTTTTATTTCTAATACTTTGTATCCGGCAACTGGACTACTTTATTCTCAATCTGAGGAAGGTAGTATGCAAATGCGTTGTACAGCTACAGCTATTGCTGAAGATGACTCATCTTTTCAATTTGTAACTGCATCGCATTGTGGTTGCGTAGAAAATAACTCGCGGAATACTGTGAGTCCTGAAAAAACATTTTTTTATATTAGCCCGGATATTCCTGGTAATAAAGTTTATTTGAAAGCTGAGCCACTTGGTTGCGGATATAGAACTCGTGGGGATGATTATTTTCTTTTGAAAACTGACAAAACTGTAAAATTTCCAATCATTACTCTTGGTCACGATCCTAAAGCCCTAGATCAAGTTATTAATGTTGCTTCACCTTTAGGACTTGGTAAACAAGTTTTTATTGGAAATGTTTCTGGTGCTTCTCTTGATCGTCCTATTCATGAAAGCGATATTGATTGGGAAGGCGCTATTACTCTTCAACTTTTTGGAACAAACGGTGGTTCCAGTGGGTCTTCATTAGTTTGTACTGAACAACATGCTATTTGCGGATTCATTGTAGGGGCCATTGAAGAGACAACAATAGTTGCTGTTCCAGTATCTAGATTTATTAAATTTCGAGATGCATTATTGGGCGGTACTTATCGTTGGTATGTGAAGGACCCTGATGCGGCCCCTCCAAAACCCGAGGTAATTATAACTCCTCTTCCTCCAAAAAAGGATTAGTATGAAGTCCTTCACAGCAAGAAAAAAGCAGAAAATCGTACTTGGATTTCGAGTTCTTGAAATTCCCTTGGGAATGGTTCGGGCACTGGTTGCTCAGGGAAAATGCGGAGAGGGTGCTCGAAAGCTCGTTGAGAACAACGTTTTGCTTAATGATTTGACCGTCATTCAAATTAATGAATTTGATGGAAGCTTAACTATTTTGAAAAATGCAGATGGAAGTTATAAGCTTCTTCAGAAACACGAAATAAAAGATGTTACTAAAGCATGACCAAAAAACAAAATGCGACCAGGCAGAGAAAATGGCAACGAAAGAATAAACAAAGAAATACTGGGGCATTTAATAGGATTTTCGAGATCATGACTATTAAGGGAAGAAGTCAGCTTTTAACAAGACTGAGAAAACAGTTTGATAATTTAACAACAACTCTTAATCGAACTGACATAAGCGTAAAAGACGAAGTTGAATTTGAACGACTGCGAGTAAGACTGTGTGAGTTGATGTTACTTGCTGAATGTTCTGATAAAGCAAAAACAACTAACATTGACTTAAGTATTAAGGTTAAGCCTGGCGCGCCTCTTCCGCAAAATGAAGCAAAGGCAACAAATGAGGACTCTAAACTCGAACGGTTAAGACAAAAAATGGAAGCCGCTGAGCAGAGACATATCAATGAATAAATGGCGTGCATGTTGGAAAGAAATTGCTATTGGCACAGCATCGCTTGTTTTAGCAGGAGCAATAGGGTTTGTAGTAAATGGTGCATTCAATGTTGGTAAAAAGGTTACGCAATTACCAGACCCCCCTAATATTGCCACAGTTGATGTTGTAGACCAAAAAGTTAAACCATTAAGTGATAAAATTGATGCTCTTGCTAGTAAATTAGATCAACATGCTCAGGAAACTAAACAAAAGATTGACGATGTAAACAGCCGAGTTGATAAGATTTATAACTTGCTTGTGGTCATCGCACATAAGAAGTAAACACCTTGCCCTCACCATTGGTCAGGGTTTGGTGTTGTAAGTAGAGTAAGTTATGGGGAATTACTATGGCAATGCCCAATCAGTCTGGTCTTACGACCTTTTGTATTTTCAGTTGTGACTCCGTAAATGGCGTCAAGGTTTATAATCCCACTGCAAAGGCTTTTCAAACGTTAGCTGCGGCTGGTGTAACTGTTCCTGTCCAGCAAGTTTTAGATGAATGGCAAGAATCTGGCTTATTCATGGCAGTGAATAACGGCGGAGTTACTGTAGTGAAAGTTTGGAATGGTTCTGCCTGGGTTACAAAGTCTGCTGTGTAGACTGATAACAGCGTATTGAGTCGCCAAGCGCCTTGGTATGTTGCTTTTTGTCTTTTTGGAGAAATACTATGTCTGCACCAAGTATTCCAGGTGTAATCTTTCGACACATTACTGTTGCTACCCCTACTGGATCAAATCAAGTCTCCTCTGGAAAAAATGTTGCTGATGGATCGGCTCAGACTGAAACTTCAAATACAAGTAAAGGTCAGTCTACTTCGGTTGTTCAGGTTTGGCAGGCCTCTACAAAGTCTTGGGTTGATCTTTCTGTTGCTAGTATTACCGTTCCTGTTGCTGATTGTATTAAAGAATGGCAAGAAGATGGTATTTTTAAAATTGTCTCAGGAATAGTATATGTTTGGAATGGTTCGGCCTGGGTAATTAAGTCAACGATCTAGGAGATTGCTATGCCCGCATCAGAAATTATACCTTTATTTAAGGCTGGCAAACTTCACTCTGGAAAGGGCGGAAAGATCGTTAAATCCAAGAAGCAAGCTAAAGCTATACAACTTTCCTACTTACGCAAGGAAGGGCATGACATTCCTGAAAAGCCCAAGACCCGCCCACGTGGAAAGTTTGGAACAATAAAGAAAAAGGATTAATATGCCTACTCCAACCCCAACTATTCTTCATTCTGTGGGCCTCGTTCCTGTATCTCATAAATTTGGTGAACCGGCGCCCATTGAAATTAAACCAGTCTCCAATACTCGTACTCCAGGAACAATAAGCGGAGGAAATATAGAATCAGCATTACTCCCTAGTATGGAAAAGGGCGGAAAAGTTAAGAAAACTGGCCTTTATAAATTACATAAAGGCGAAAAGGTTGTTAGTACAGAGGAAGTTAAGGATAAAGAAATGGCAGATAAAAAAACCGACGAGGTAGCAAAACCCCTTGAAGGAAAAACAAAACCAACGAAATTCAAGCGGCTAGTTCACGCTACACATATTCAGCATCATCCAGGTGGACATCTAGTTCATCATTTTCATAGACCATATGAGGCTGGAATGAAGCCCGACGAAACTAATGTAATTCCTGATGGCAAGGATGGAGAAACCGATCTGAGTAATTTACTTGCGCATCTTGGAACAAGTGTTAATAGACCTGCGCCAGAAACGGAATCTTTACCAAAAGTGTAATCGCACAGTGTGCAGATAATGATAGGCGTTTTAAATGAGAGAACACGTAGGTCATACTGGTATTTGGTGGGTAGAAAATGAGACTTCTCCGTGTCGTTGTGAATGGTGTACTAATGTTAGAACTAGTAAACTTGATTATCTAGATGAACTTAAAGACATACAGATATTTAAACAAGAATATCCAGGTGATTACGAAAAACTTAAGTTAGTTTATAAGAAAGACCTTTGGTTGATGTCTACGGAACTTTGTGAAGTTCCGCTTCGTCCTCTTCACGAAGAGATGTGTGATTTCTTTATTCATAAAGACCCGGATAAAGATATTAAAGATCAAGACCCTATTCGTGAACGTTTGCTACTTTTTCCTAGATTTGCTTGGAAAACAACAATTGATGCTTTAGATGCTGTTAATTGGATTGTTTGTTTTCCTTTAATTTGTATTGCGATTCAAACCGGAGATAGCGACCTAGCAGAGGCCATTGTAGGCCTTATTAAAAGTTATTTCTTGGTTCCAGGTTGGGATGGCATACGAGATGATAAAGATCAGCCAGTATGGAATGAGAAGGCACGCCCTAATAGATTCCACCTTCTTTATCCAGAACATTGTACTGCCGAGGTTGGTAAAGAACGGGGCGCCCAGGATTATTGGGTAACTCCGGCGCGGCAATTAGTAAGTATTAACCCAAAACACCGTCATATCAAAGACCCTACGGTGTATGCATTGTCAATCGAAAGCAATAACACTGGTTGGCGATGCGAAGTAATGAAGAACGACGACATCCTGACAGATAAAAACACTACTTCTCCTGCTAGGATGGAAGGTATTGACCGGCGATTTCATATGAGTCGCAAGCTCTTGCCTATTGGTTGGGGCTACCGCGATACTATTGGCACCAGGTACGATGGGGATGATACCTATGGTCGTTTAATGAAGAAAATGGGGATTAAAGACGATGTTCCCTATGGTCTTATTGAACGAAGAAGTCAAGATAAAGATATTCCTGGTACGTTTAAGTACCTGTGTAAGCCCGCTTGGTGGTTAAAAGGAACTGGCCCAGATGATGAGGGCGATCTTCGAAGTACATATTTGCCCCCCACTAAGGATTGTACAAAAGAGCAATGTGGTTATCTTGATGAAGAACTTTGGCCGTATGAGGGTTTGATTGCCGACCTGCGTCTTGACCCGAAATCACACGCATCTCAGTATCTCAATAACCCTATCTTGGCTGGAGAGCAGGACTTTACCCGCGAGGGAATGCTCAAGTGCAAGATTGAGTGGACTAGGATGCCGCTGTATGCCAAGACATTCGGCATTATTGATTTGGCATATTCAGATAAGCGGGGTCGTGATTTCACCGTCATGGCAGTAGGTGCCTGGTATAACGATGCTCTTTGGGTAAAGGACATAGTTTGTGGAAGAATCAAACCCGAAGAAATGGCTGAGCAAATCGTTGGAATTGCTCGGGATTACCCTGAACTTGAAATCTTAGGAATTGAAGACTCAGTAGGGGCGAAGTGGTTAAAGAACGACATCTACCGTTTAGCTGAAGCTCAGGGTGTTAAACTTCCTATAATTGAGTGGATTTCATTAGGGCAGGGTGAGAAAGACGCAAAAGACACCCGTATTAAAGGTTTGGTGCCCCTTTACAAAAGTGGCCGCCTTTTTTTTCTTGATAATATTAGAACGGATTTTGAAGATGTCATGAAGCAGTTCTGCTCTGTAAGAGGCAAGAAAGACATTCCTGACGCTGTAGCACGTCTTCTAGAGTATAGAAGCAGAGTAGAATCACCGGAAGACAAAGCAGAAAAAATAAAACAACGTCAGGACCTTCGAGAAAAAGAACTTTACGATATGATATATGGGCAAGGTCGATATGCTTACGTAGAGCCACCCAAAGAAGAAAAAATTAAGGAAGAAGAACCAGAACCAGAAGTTGAGTTAGACCCGGTAACTGGCCTTCCATTGGGAGACCCATATATTTAAGTTTATAACCTGGGACGCCAGGATTATAACGGGGCGTTCTGTACCCTCCACAGACGCCCCTAATTATTTTATGGAGGGGGAGGGAATATGAAAATATGTAAGTATGGTCATAAATTGACCAAAGGCAATGTTTATATTGAGCGTATGAAACGCGGTAAACAATGTTTCATAAAACGTTGTTTAGTTTGTAATAGAAGAAGAATGAACTCTTTTAATGCTAACTTAAAAATTGAAGTTTTAGCTCATTATGGATTAAATGGAAAACTTCAATGTTGCTGGCCTGGTTGTGAAGTTAATGACATTGATATGTTAACACTTGACCATATCAATAATGATGGCGCTAAGCATCGAAGAAGCATTTCAATACATAGAGAAAGAAATTGTGGAAGTATTGCCTATAGAAATGCTAAAAAACAAGGATTTCCAAATATTTTTCAAACTTTATGTTGGAACCATCAATGTAAAAAAGAAATGTTAAAACGCCGAGAAAATCGGATGGATTAGGTTAATATGGCTTTTCTTGAAGATCAATCACAAGGCGCCCCGGCGCAAATTCCTGTAAAGAAAGTTGCTTCTGACGGATCGTGTGACAATGATACCGCACTTTCAATAGCTCTAAAAGATGCACGGCAAGACGAGAAGTTTTTATCAGAAAAAATGTGGGCGCTGCGTTGGCGAGAAGTGGACGCCCTCTATCAGAGTCCGCGCCCGATTTCGCTTTGGGAAGGTTCATACGTTCAAGAAGCGAACACCCAAAGTTATTTAATTGCGAAACACACCGATTCCATTGTTCCCACAGTAATGAAGAGTATTTTCTTTCAAGACCCATTTTTCTTACTGCGTCCTAATCCGGGAATGGCCCAAGAAGTTACGCGACAAAAAACAGCAGTATTCAGTACATTGTTCCGCGATATGGACTTTGAAACAGAGTGTTGGGATGGTTGGTTTTATACTGTATTGTTTGGGACTGCGATTTACAAGTGGGGTATAAAAGTTACTCCAAAACAGCGTCCAGAATTTAAGCGGCGTATGAAGAAGCAAAAGATTACTGGCAAGTACTTCACTGCTGAATACCATACGCCCGATAGCAAAATCATTGACGTAGAGGATAACGAAGAAGATTATTGGTGCCCGTATATTGAGCACATTCCAAATGAAGAAGTCCTAGTTGATTGTCGTTTAACAAAGGCTGACATTAGAAAAGCCAAACACGTTACACACATTCGATATATGTCTGGTTATGAACTAATTGAAATGTGTAAAGAACATGAAGGTGAAGACGGATGGGTCATTCCTACTGAGGCAACAATTCGTAGTTGGTTTGATGAGCCAAGAGAGGAACCAGCGGCACCGCCAGCGCCCCTTTCTAATATGACGGCCACGACAATTTTGGAACACGCTAGAGAGCCATATCGCGCTGAGCAAGGTGATCCATTAGATAATGTTTTGAAGGTTGCAGAATATACAACTACAAAAAGAATCTGTCTTTACGTTCAAGACAAATATGTTCTTCGTAATAGTAAAAATCAGTGGGGACGTATTAATTACTTTTCATCTCATTGGCTGAGAATTCCACGGTCGTTCTGGTCACTAGGTATTGGTCATCTAGTTGGACAAGAACAACGTGTTGAACAAGGTGTTCGCAATGCGGCCTTGAATTTGTTGGCTATGGCAGTTAATCCTCCAATTCTGAGATTAGAGACTGAGAATCAACCTAGCCAGAACATACGATTACGACGCGGCGCAATGTTGACAGTACGGGGAGTAGACGATGTACGCAAGGGCTACAGTGTTATGGAAATGCCAAGGGTGCCGCCCGATCTATGGCCCGTCTTGGCTAGCTCCAAACAGACTGCGGAGGAGACGACAGGAGCAGATCAACGACTTGCGCAGGGTAATACTGCTGGCGCAGGCACTTCGATGGGTCGCACTGCTGCTGGCGCTCTTCAGCTTGCCGCTGCTCGTTCTGCTCGGATACAAGGTCCTGTTTCCAGGTTTGTAAAGAATGTAATGGAACCCTTCATTTATCTTATTGATGAACTGGTCAATGAGGAAATGCCCGAGAAACAACTAATAGATATTCTCGGTGATGAAATGGGTTCAAAGTACTTAAAGACCTTTGATACTATTAAGTACCTTAATGGTAAATTAAAGTTTGAATGCCTGGCTGCACAGCACATTGCTGCAAAACAAGGTATGGCACAAATTCTTCCGCTCATGGTTCAAATGTTCGAAAATCAGCAATTGTTAAAGCAATTGAATGCAATGGGTTACACTGTCGATGTCAAAGAACTCTGTGCTATGTTCTTTGAAGTCAGTGAATGGACGAACCGTGCTGATGTTATTCGCAAAATGACTCCTCAAGAACGCGCAATGATGATGCAGACTATCCAAGCCGGTGCCAATGCTCAGACTACGGGAAAGGCAGCACTACAAGCACAAGCAGCAGGACAACAATCTGATATTAACAGTGAAAAGAATGACGCACGCGCTTCAGATATTGTACTTCGACATATGTTAGAAAATGCCATGCAACCAGAGGTTTTAACCGGCGCTGCTGGTGGAGGATATGGTGAAGAACTCGGTACTGGCGAAGGTGAGGCCGGTTACTAATGAAAGTTAAGATTCTTACATCGCCTGATCCCTATATTCCTGTAGATTATGTAAATGTCAATGGTCTCGGCGGTGATGGTAAACCCCGCGAATGCTTTTTCTGCAAAAAGAAATTTAAGGAATTTTACGTAGTAGATACCGGCGCTGTAATCTGCACAGATTGTCTCAAGATGAAAGCTGAAGAATATGGGCATAAACTTGAAACAACTGTAGTAAATATAGAACTTTCATCTAGAAGTAAGTTTTTCCCTGGTCGTTGGAAGAAATTCAATGGCTAAGAGCAAAATGATCGTTGCATATATTGTGCGACATGGCGACACAGAGCTAAATGAAGCTAATTGTTTTCGTGGTCCCATGAATCCTCCGCTTAATGAACATGGTATAGAACAAGCAGAGGAACTACATGACTTCTTCAAAAATAAGGTCATTGGCGCTGTATTTTCGTCTGACAAAGATCGTGCAGTAGAAACAACTCGAATAGTCCTTCGAGGTAAAAATATCCCGATCACACTAATGGCTGATTTAGAAGCTCTAAATGTAGGTGCCCTTGGCGGAAAGAAGCGTACTCCAGAATCTTTCAAGATGATTGAATATTACCAGGAACATCCCGATGTTCCATTTCCTCCTGGGCCTGATGATGATCCAACAAAGAATGGAGAATCACTCAATCAATTTCGTAGACGAGTTCGGCCCATTCTGTTGTTTGCCTTCCAAAAGGGACGTGAAACTGGTAAGCCGTCCTTAATTAGTGGACATTCCAGTATTGTTCACGAGGTTGGAGAACTGCTTCAAGGCGACCATACGACAACTCTTGTATTGCCGGGCGGTGTTGTAGAGGTCAGTATCTCAAATGGAAAGTATGAGGCGCGTCCTATTTTGAAGCCCGACCATGAGAGAATGGCTCAGGGAAAGCATTCGCATCAAGACCTTGTTACATAGGTGTAATATGAAAATAATTGGTATTATTGTGCTAAGTCTGCTTGGACTTATCGTTGTTGGTTATGGCTTGTTTTATCTTTTAATGCTTATCCTTGGAAAACTTGGTATGGGCACTTCAGGTGGATAATGAAAACAACGAAAGGCGAGCGTACTTGGAGAAGCAAGCAGAAACGCGGGGCTATTATGAAGCCCTCGACATTTAAAAAGATTCAGCGTAAAGCTGCGGCTGCGGGATATCGAAATCCCAAGAAAGTCGCTGGTAGAGCATACTGGGACACTGTAAGGGCGAAGTACCATGCCTGGGAACACAGTGTCAAATCCTAATTCTGAGGTAGCCTAATTGGTAAGGCATCGCACTGTTAATGCGAGTTATCTAGGTTCGATTCCTAGCTTCAGAGCCAAGAGGTAATATGGGAAAGTTGTGGGATCGTTTTCATGACTGGGCAAAATCACTTATTGATGTACCGCCCATGACTATGGATAAATCACCTGTTCCAGAATTGAAAATGCGGACATGGCGAAATGAAATGCTGTCAGATCATCAACGTTATGATTTAATAGCAACTGTAAATTCTCCTGGTTGGAATGTTGTAGAAGACTTGATGGAATCTACGATGGAGGGCTTTATTACACACCTTGTAGAACTTCCGCCCGAGGAAGAGAAAAAGGTTTTGAAATATCATAGTCTTGTTCATTCAGCCTATCTTTTCCGTAAGAGCTTAGAAGCCCAGATTGCTGTTTATGAACAACTTGATGCTGCGGATCAGGCCGAGGCTCTGGAAATCAAGGAGCAATTAAGAGCAATCAATTCACCAACAGAGGACCCGATTGAAAATATCGAGGCCCTTAATAGATTGCGTGATCCGCTTTACGCGAAACAACCGCCAAGCGAAGAAAAACCCACGGTGATTTTGCCAGATGTAAAGACCACGCCGATGGATGAAATGTTAAAGCAAGCCGAATAAGTTTAGACAACTGCATACTGTGCAGACGGTCTATGCAAGACGGTGACCAATATCACCGATTTCAATAGGGCAGAATGGCCCGATGGAGATAACTATGCCAGACCCAATGGATGTAATGATATTAACGGGACAAGAAGCGCCAGAACCAGCGCCCGTTGTTCCAGGTGAACAACCAGTTAAATCCCGACAAACAGCCCGCAATGTATTCGATTACGAAGGGCAGTTCCAAGGAAAACCTGTTGAGTCGCCAACAGAAACAGCACCGGAGACCCCGGCACCGACAACAGAGTCAACTGAAACGGCCCCGACTGCTGAGCCTGTACCACAGCCCACGCCAGAAGCGCTTCCGACACCGCCAGTACCCCCTACACCTCCAGTCCCCCAGGAGTATTCAGTTACCCGAGACTGGCAAGCCAAGGATGAAGACGGTAAACCAGTTGGTCCTCCAAGTCGATTTGTAGGCAAGGGTAAAACATTATCTGAGGCCTATGAAAATTTAGCTGACCAGTTGGTTGAAGCTAACAAGAAAGCTGCCATCAAAATCAAGAAAGAACGGCTTAAGAACCGAGTCTATGATGAGGAAATCAATGTTTTAATGTTTGAACCGTCGCCCCTGAGCACAGATGACAAAATCAGGGTTGCGCGCTTACTTGCAGACCCGGAAACAATGGAACAGGGTTATGCCGAATTATACAAAGCACAATTTGGTGAAACCCCTGAACAAGTTCGTGAACGACGTGCTAAGGAAGCAGAACAACTTGGACTTTCACGAAGCACAGCCGAAACCAATAGATTTCTGGCCGAGCATCCCGATTTTCCTAAAGGCGTTGCTTCAAAGCAAGCCATGATAGAAGAGATGACTCGACGTAAGGACGCTGCCGCAACCGAAGGCAAGACATTCGGTTGGACGGCTCATAATTTGGAGATCGTCTATGACGATTTAGTCGATAATGGTACACTCGTTCCAGTTCAACTAAACGCCGAAGCTACTCCAGCACAACCGGTAAGTGAGAATGCACCTACGGTTGTGGAAGTAAAAACAGCATCAGCACCAGTTTTGGAACCGACTCCTGCGCCAAATAGCGCTGAGCGGACTTCCCAGGAGACACCAGCTACAGCCACTCCTGCACCCACCGTTACGGAGACTGCAAATACAGAACCCGTTACGCCTAAGCCAAGGCTGAGGGGGACACGCTTTTCCACAATGTCTACCGAGCACGGTCAGAGTGAACCTCCCGTAACTCGTCAGGCAGAGGACATTGCGTTCCTTAAGGAAGTTGATGCAATGCCGCTTTCAGTTCTGAAAACCAAAATCAAGTCTGACCCAGAATTTCGGGCTAAACTTGACAGAATTAAGCGGTTCAGGACTAAAGTTTAGTCCTCTAGGACAATTTTATGTCTTATTCTCCGACTTCGGGTCTCGTGTCAAATCTGCCTCAATCACAGGCTACCTATTTTGACCGTGACTTCATCCAAAACCTGAAACAGCTTACGCCTTACTATCGTTGCATTGAGCGGCGTGAGTTGCCCCCACAGTCAGGTCAGAACCACCGGCTGTATATGTACCAAGCGGGTTTGGGCATCGCTTTTTCAACTGCTCAGGCTTCTGAAGGTACAGTTGTGGCTGGTAAGGCCCCGGCAGTGTCTACGGATTCGGCAGTCATTGGTCAGTACGCTGACTATGTTAACGTTTCCGATTACGCTCTGGAAACCGCAATTGACCCCTGTGTGGAAAACCTTGAGAAAGAGATGTGCTACCGGCTCGCTGGGACAATCTCTCTGTTGATTCGGAATCAATCTGATGGTGCCAACGCCATTGATACTTCCGTATATACACCCAAGGCATCTGGATCGCCCTTGACCCGCCCTGATCTCACTGCTGCTACTCAGGAACTCCGTCAACGGTCGGTTCTCCCATTTGACCAGGCCGCAAATCGTATGATCGGCGTAATTTCGCCCCTATCGATTGGTGATGTAATCAACGACTCGACTAATAACAGTCTGGTCGATGTTTATAAACATACAATCGAAGGTTTGGACCGCCTACTGGATATGCCCGGTGGGGATGGTAAAGACCATGTGGTTCCGGTTCTGGAATTCGGCGGGATGCGGTTCTATGAATCGCCGCTCGTCACAACCACATCTAACTATGCGTCCGCAGCCGCAACTGCTTACCGGACGTACCTGTATGGACATCAGGCAGTCGTAGGCATCAGCCTGGGCGTGAAAGAGAATGCTCAGATTGGTGAAGGCGATTGGAGTAATATGAAAATATGGATTATGAAACCTACTGAGCCAACAGTAGGCGATCCAACCCGTGTAATTGGTGGATGGACCTCATATAACGTGAAGTTCGTTGCTACCCTTCCGCCCGATACTACTGGTAGGCTTAGGTTTATCGACGCAACTTCCAATTTGAGCTAAAACTCATAAAGTGGGAGTGTGGAGATTTTACCGCAATCCAATTTTTCATAGAATACCATTTTTGGAATAAGTGGCCTGCCAGTCACGAGTTCCCGAAGAAAGGTTAGTATGGCAGTACTAACTGGACTTCGTAATTTTCTGGCATACCCGCGCTTACCCCCAGGTGGTGCCCAGAGTATCAAATGCTGGTAAGAGCAATTTGGTCTCTGTCATCTGTGAGGGGGGCACCTCGATTGCCCCCTTCCAGTATTTTATCGAGGAGAATACTATGTATAAACATACTGAAGAACAACGCAAACGAAGTAATTTAAATACTAAACATTGGCAAGAAGAACATAGAGAAAATTATCTTGCAAGAAGACGCCAACGATATGTTGAAAATAGACAAATTCTTCTTGACAAAAAACATATTTATGATGCAACTGTAAATGGAAGATTTTCTATTCTTTTGCGGTCTGCTAAAGTACGAAATTTTGAAGTTGGAATAACCTTACAACAATACACAAAACTTATTTCGACAAATCAATGTTATTACTGTGGAAGTCCATTGCCAAAACGTGGTAGTGGTCTGGACAGGATTGATAATTCTAAGGGCTATATTATTGGCAACATAAGAACGTGTTGTCAAATGTGTAATGAAGCCAAGAATTCCTATACAGAAGTAGAATTTAAGGCATGGTTACAACGTATAGCTGTCCACTATTTAGGCCTGGGCAACCAGGGCGTTCTTAGTATATCTGGGGCGCAAATTTAGTTCATGGAGAAATACCATGAATATTATTAGTTATAAACTTGAGGACTTTGTTCGAAATCCAAATTCATTCTGGAGACAAATCATGGCAAAAAGACAATTCCCTCTCAAGGCTGGGAAAGGCCTTAAAAAGGGCGCCAAGGCGATTAAGCACGCTCCTCGCCGGAAAATAAAATAATACGGAGAACATCATGGCAAAGAAAGTTAAGAAACCCCTAACCAAGATCGCAAAGGGCATCAAGCGCCGGGGCACCGAAGGCGTGTTTTCTAAGGCTGCAAAACGGGCGGGCATGTCTACTCGGGCTTATGCGCAAGCCCACAAGCATGAAGGTGGAATTCGTGGTCGCAGGGCGCGGCTCGCACTCACATTCATGAAGCATTCGAAATAAATTGCACACTGTGCAATGGGATAATATATGACTGGCAACGTAATTAACCTTATTGGAAAGCTTCCATTAGTCTATATCAATATTCCAGCGCAATCTATCACTGCTGGAACTCCTGTGTCGATTCTAGCAGGATCATCTGGCGTTAGAATTATTGTTCTTGCTTACGCTTTAAGTTTAAGCGTAGCTGGAGAAATCATTTTTAAAGACGGCACTAATGAAGTTTTACGTACCCCGGCTTTACTAGCAGGAACACCATTTGTAGATAAACTTGTATTCCCGGACATTATGGGCGGCAAGGCTTTAACAATGAATAATGCATTACAACTCGATGTATCTGCTACTGGCACAGTAAACGGCTATGTAATTGCGGCGCAGCAAGGTGCGTAAGACTTAGTAAGAAAACTATTCGACGGCTTGGGGGGCTTAAGCTCCCCTTTGCATTCAAATAAGGTTTGTCCTTGAACCTATCATGGACTAATTCACACGAGGTAAATATCCTCAAAGGAAGGAATACCAATGTCTGAAAATACAGATAAGGTGAAAGTCTCAAAAGATGTACAAGAACAGATCGATCAGGCTGCTCTTAAAGCTGCTGAAGCTGAATTACGGCGTAAAGAAGCTGAAGCTAAGTCTGCCGAACTCGATGCGCAGATTAAAGAGCAAGAGCTAGAATTGAAAAGAGAGCAATTGGAAGCTCTTAAGATGCAAGCCTTTGATCTTGCTCAACGACGCAAAGCTATTCAGCAAAAGCTTAAGAACGCAGTTGTTGCTGAAAAAGCTAGGCTTGCAAAAGAAGCACGCGAACAGGCAATTTGTAACCACTCCCAAGGTGGTGAGGGCCTAGATGGACTTTTCCTTGGTGATGGTGTTCAAAGCACTTATCAAGAAGAGACTGATAGTTTGGGTCGTAAGGTATATCGCTGCATTCGTTGCAATCGCACCGTTAGTTATGAACATAGCCCAGAGGAATTTGTTGAAATTGCAAAGAAACCTCGTAAGGGTTTGAAAGGTCCTATTCCAATCATTTTTGAATTGTTTGAGAATGGGCAAAAAGTTAAGATTCCGGGCACTATCCAACGGGCGTAATTGCACACTGTGCAAATGGGGCGACCTTAAATGGTGCCCTGAATAGTACGCTCTACGTGTAGGAAATTATGGGCAATTCAACCACTCGTCTACAAGACTGTCTTGACTATTGTCAGACATTCCCCGACCTTCTGAGTGTTATCCCAACTGTAGGTTACAGCACCAAGCGCGTGTTGCAATGTGCTAACGCTGTCATGAAGAAGTTCTTATCTTCACATTTGAAGTGGAACTTTAATCGTAAGGTTCTTCCCATTGGAATTACCAACAGTTGGCAACAAGACTATCCCACCAATATTGTTGATGTTGGCTTTTTAACAAACGGCTACCTCCTGGAAATTAACAACACCTGTAATCCGAGGCCTATTTGGGAACTTGAAGCTGTACAAAACATGCCGGAAACCACTCACCAATATGGACGCCCCGGTCAAATCTGTGTTCTTCTTAATAAAGACCTTCAATACGGTACTTGGGGAGCTACAGGAGTAGGTACAGCCGGTATTCAAAATCCGCAACCCGGTCAGATCATTTTAAATCCCTTTGGTTTATTAATTTCAGCCGCAGCTAATCCTATTTTCAATGTTAAAGACCCTAATGGCAATCTTTGGGTTCTGACCTTCCCCAATAATTGTGCAACTGTTACTCTTGGTACTTCTCCCCCAACCTGGCCTACCAATCCAGTTTATCCTACGTATCAAAAACCTAATATAGCACCAACTACAGTACAAGACGGTACAGCCGTGTGGGTAGCCGTAGGTCCGTTTAATTGGGGTTTTCGTCTTGGTCCATTACCTCCTCAGCAAGCTGTACCTTATCAGATTTTTCCAGTTTATCAAATGCGACCACCCCAATTTACATTACTTGGTCAAATGATTGATCCTATTCCAGATGATTTTGCTCCCTCTTTTATGGATGGTATGGTTGCAATTTTCTATGGCATGGTTCCAGACCCGAAAGTTCGAGCTAAACATGCTGACTCTGTGCAGTTGTGGGAAAAATCACTTAAGGAAAGTAAGATATCAATGGATCGAACGCGGGATACGGCATTAATGTATCCATATGCTTCTATTTTACAAGGGGGCGATACGTATTGGCCCAATGCTAGCCAACCTATTGGGCCTGCATTTTAATATACTACTATTAGTTGTGGTATTGACATAGAATTTGGATTTTGCTATAATAATAGTTGGAGAATAAAATGCCGTACAAAAATAAAGAATATGACAAGGCTCGCCGTCGTGAAAAATATGCTATTGATCCTGTATATCGAGAAAAATATAAAGAACGCAAACGATTATATAGACTAAGCAAGGCAAATCATTTTAATAAATTAAGCCGTGCTTACAATATTAAAACTAAGATTCAAGTTCTCACTTACTATGGACCTAACGGCGTATTACAATGTTCTTGGCCTGAATGCAATGTTATTGACATTGACATGCTAACCTTAGATCATGTAGATAATTCTGGGGCAGGAGATCGTCGTACTGGGCGCCGATATTCTGGCGTGGCATTTTATGGACGCCTTAGAAAAGAGGGATTTCCTCCGAGGTTTCAAACCTTGTGCGCTAATCATCAGTTAAAGAAAGACCTTATGCGTAGGCGAGGTGAGCTATGAATTACGTCGATATCGCAGTTGCTAACTATATTAACTTAGTCCAGGATCATCCTGAACTTAAGCAACTTATTTCCAAAGACCAATATGTCTTTGAATATCTTAAACTGGCCTTGGCAGGCTGTGTAATGACAGAGACTTCTAATTCAACTTTTACGGAGAAATAATTATGGGTAATCTAAAAAGATTAGTTATAGAACTTTCTCTGATTGGCCTGGTTTTAGGGGTGTTTGCAGTAGCAGTTTCCAAAACAAAATCTCCTGTTTATACTAAGGGAACTGCGTTTGACATGACTTTTACATGCCGTGCAAATAATCTAGATATTGTTCATGTCTATCATCAGACGGTGTTTTACTTAGATGGTCCAAAGGGACCAAATGAATATCGAAAAACTTTTGGTTATCTTCCCCACGAGGATTTCATGTCGGTAGAGGAAGCCAATCAAAAAGCCGCACATTATGCATTGAAAAACTGCCTGCGCTAGTCATGACTAAACAGATCGTCCTGGGTGAACTTATTGAGGCAATCGCAGAACGGCTTGCCCAGTCATCCCCAGATAAGATTGAACGAATAGCAAACGAAGTACTTCCCCATTCAATTCATTTTAAGTATGTACATAAAAAACTTGGATTAATTTTTGAGGAAGAAATTCATCTTTAAGATACGTATAGATACAGAATTACATTGATAAATTTGCTATCTCTATCTATTACGTTTTTTTTATGAGTGAGTAAAAATATGGCAGCAACAGCGGGAATTACCTATCAATATCTGGGGCTGGTAATAGCACTGCCTCGGGCGATTCAAGTGCGAGTGGAGAGAACGCTCCCGTTTGTAGTGGAACTGGAATAAGTTCTCCGTATGGAGAAGGATCACTTTGTACTTTTAATTTTCCTACTGGTTCTGGGGCGGCTATTATTATAATATTAGGAGAATCTTCTACTACAGGTTTTCAAATTCCTAGTACAGAAGGTGATGCACTTGTTCTTGTTTTTGGTACTTTGGCAGAACTTGGTTTTGATGAAGGACAAGCCACTACTGGGACATTTATTACAAGTCTTATAGGTTGGGCTAAAGCACAAGTTACAAAGTACATTACCACAGCAACACAGTTTATAGTTGGTTTGTTATTTACAACTGTAACTAATACAGACCCAAGTTCTACTAATGCACAAGCTGACCCAATAATTTTGGTAATAGGCGATGACCCACTTAATGAAGTTATTGATCTTATGGGAGAAATAGCCGACCCGCAAACAGCAGGTTATCCTCAGATTTATAGAAAAAATGGAAACAACGTAGAAGTTTGGAATGGAAAAACACAGACTTGGAATCAAGTTACATCATTATAGGAGTCAACATGAAAAACATTGCTGACGACGATCAAGAGGAACAACTGGTCCATGATCCCCTTCGATTTTATGATAAGTTAAATATTCGCTTGCTTAAAACCAGAACTATTGTAGTTTGTACTTCTGTAAGTGCAGAAGATGAGCCGTTTTTTACTAAACTCAATTACTTGGTTAGTGAAGACTCAAAGGCACCAATTACAGTAATTCTTAATTGTCCTGGTGGGGATGTTTATGACGGCTTTGTAATTCATAATGCTATACTTCGTGCGCGTAGTCAAGGAACGCCCGTTAATGTAGAGGTTTTGGGGCTTTGCGCTTCGATGGCAAACATTGTTCTTCAAGCTGGTACAAGGCGTATTGCATGGAAAAGCACACGGTTCTTACTTCATGAAGTCAGTAAATTCAAGTTCTTTGATGAGTCTACCGCAACACAAGCAGAAGAAGAGGCCCGTGAACTTGGTAAACTCAACACCATGCTGGCCCAGATTATTGCAGATCGAGTTAAAAAGCCTATTGACGAGGTTCTTAAGGCTATAAAAAAGAATGAACTTTGGCTTTCTGCGGAAGAGGCTTTAATATATGGACTTGTTGACGAGGTAAAATAACTGCACACTGTGCAGATGAGAATTTATGGTAAATTACGTAGATAAGGTAATTAATTATTTTTGGAATCTCTTTCATGCCCAAAGTTCTCTCTTGGGCGACGAGGTTCTTCATTTGTTATCTTTTGGAACTCTCGGAGCAGTTGCTACTTATTTTGGAGGCCCTGGCGCCGCTGTTATTATGGGTGTGTGGCGTTTTCGTGATGAATGGGAATTTTTTATCCAAGGCGAAGAAAATCCAAATGGTCTTCGCTTTCCTATTCCGGCCTGGGCAAAAACTTGTTTAGATTGGATTTGCCAGGTTGGTCCAGCTATTTTAGTAGTTGTAATTAAACATAGCTGGAAAATTAATTAGTCCGCCAAAAGTTTTAAATCCATGAAAACTTTGTTATGTGCAGTTCATCAAGTTGTACAATACTTTCTTAATCCTCCCCCAAGCAATTTAATTTTCTGGACTCTAGTAATAAGTATATTGTACCTGCTTTTCCAGGTAGAAATGCAAGGACGAATTATTAAAATACAAATTAATGAAATCAACTATCTTTTAGGTTTAAGAGCAAAGCCATGAAGAGGTTTTTCTACGTTTACATTGTTATCCCTATTTTGACTTTTTGGTGGATGGCTGAATTACCTCCGTTTCATACTATAAAAGGCTATCGCAAAGGGGGATATAGGGTAGTTGATCTAAATATGGAGTATCACATGAGAAATAAGGGCGGCAATAAGATAACTGCATCCAAAGCCGGTTATATGGAACTTACTAATGCTCGAAAAGATAGCGACTGTTCCAAAGTCAATGTACCGGGCGGGGTAAGTCTAGCTCTTGGATGTTGTAATTTTTTCGAGCCAGAAGGCACGTATGTTCAAACATTTCGATGTGGAACTTGTGAATATAAATATCTAGGTGATGGTTGTAAGAGGTAAATATGATACAAATTTCAGGGGGCAACTTCCAAGACGCGGGAGGCAATGCTCTTTCAAATGGCACCCTTGCTTTAACTCTTTCATGGGATAGCACTGAAGCCGTTAGTTCTCCTAATGGTACAGTTATATCGGGTATTCCTATTATAATCATACTGGATGCTACAGGAAATTGTCCGACAACTAATATTTGGTCTAACGCAGAACTCAATGTGCCAACATACTACAAGGTACAACTCTTTGACAAGAACGGCGTGCCGGTGTTGCAAACTCCGCTTATTTGGACATTCACAACTGCATCAGGAGGCTCGGTTGACTTAGGAACAATGGTATCGACTACTACGCCGCCTTATGGTAGTCAAGTACCTGTACCAGGTCCTACTGGTCCTACTGGACCTAGCGGTCCTACGGGGCCGTCTACGGGTGCGCCGTATGGGGCGCTATATTACATTATAGACGGGAATGGCAGTGTACCAGCCACAGGACTACGTGGAACGCTACAAATTCCAACTAACAGCACTGTTACAGGGTGGTCATTGATCGCAGATCAATCTGGGTCTGCTGTTATTGACGTTCTTAGGGGAACCTTTACCCAATTTCCATCGAATGCTTCAATCTGTGGAAGTGATGAACCTACACTTTCTAGCGTACAAAAAAATGATAATCTCTCGGTAACGGCGTGGACAACGAGTCTTAATGCCGGTGACATTCTTCAATTTAATCTTGTAAGCGTTTCAACTTGTACAAGACTCTGCTTAACTATATTTATTACGGTGAATTCGTAATGTCTTCTTCTACCAATCCTAGCTTAGAATCTCAACTTTTGCAGGCCCAAGCCTCTCAAGCCCCATCTTCGGGCGGTGCTACGTATCAAGGCGGTACTTCCTGGTTTAATCAAAGCAATGGAACATTGAATCCCGCAGGCGGAACAAATGAAGTAGCTGAGGTTCGTTGTTATACTACAAATCTCAATCATTTTTCTGAATGGTTGATTGGAACAAATATTCAATGGGTAGATCAGAATGGAAATCCATTTACATTTCCCAGTAGCGCAATAATTACAAGCGTTCAATTGGATGTTTATATTACGTATGTATCTGGAAATTCTGCGGTATATGGTGAGTTTAGTCTAGCCGGAGTTAACGCACAGGCCGTAGATAACGGTCCTTGGGGATCAAACGGAACCTATCATTTTACTTTTGGAGTAAATAGCTTATGGGGAACTACAATTACCCCTGCCATACTTAATAGTTCTACTTTTGGCTGGAAACTCCGGGTAATTTGTACTCAACAACCAGCAACAGGAGCCGATTTTGTTGTTAACAATGTCACTTTGACTGTGACTTATGCTACTGTTACAACTCCCACAGCGCCCGCAGAACCGGCCCTTCGAGGCGATCAGTGTTTTGTTTTTAATGTCACCGGCGCCCATAAGATCATTGGTCCAGCCCAAATTGTTCAATCTGCTTATGCTCCGAATAATGGTGGAAGTCTCACAGTTACCTTGAATTCATCTCCAACACCAGGAAATACTCTGGTTGCCATAGCTTCATTTGCTGATCCTTATGAACAACCCAGTCTTGGTTTGCCATCTGGATTTACTTCTCAGGCCGATTTTGAAGGACAACCATATAATGGCGCTCAATGGAACTGTGCAAAGATTGGTACTCGCGTGGTTCAATCAGGAGATGGTGTAAGCTGGACATTTACATCGGGCGGTAATTCGGGCGGTGTGCGTTACTTTACATGCTTCATTTTTGAGTTAGAAGGAAGTTGCAATCTAGCATGTTCTGCGGGATGCGCTGGTAGTGGTTCTGCTGTAACGTCACTAAGTACAAACACTCCAACATTAACGGGTGTAGAATTAATTATTTGTATATTCACAGGGTGGAATATTGCTATTTCTGCTGTGTCTCCGTCAATGACTGGGTTTTACAATAGTTATGGAGAAAACAGCGTTTATGCTCCATCTGGACTTGATCTCGAAGGACCCGTAACTGCTACTTGTAATCAGGAGTCATATCCAGCGTATGCTCTGGTCGTCGGAAAGACATCTTAGGAATAAACATGGCAACAAAACTCATGCAAGTCGTTGAATGGACACGTCCCTTCACATCAAATCTCTTTCTATTTGTTGATAGCGCGATTGGTTCAAGTCTTGAACCTGCTTTATCAAATGCCAATCTTATTTTAGGTATTATGCTTGGCCCGCCCTTCGTGTGGGAATGGAATCGTAATACTTGCACTTTTAATTGTGTTATCACTACCCCAACCACTGATTACGAGAAAGCAGTTTCAGATTTTGGTTTCCTTGAATCTGGGTATATTCAAGTTCCCGCCAATGCTCAAAATGATGCTGGAATTAATTATCATCTTCAACCTCAACGTATTCCTCCATTAGAGGCCTCAACACAATTAGGTCGTCCTACGGCTGTTACAGTATTTTTAGATGACGGTAATGGAAATATTACATTCCGGGTAGGTCCTAATGCTCCCGATTTGACATACACGGTTGTTCTTACTTACCAGAAATCACCAAACTTCCTTACAAGTGCTGAAACCACAATCGAGGTTCCAGACAAACTTATGCATATTTTCAGATTGGGATTTTTAGCTCTTGCATATTTATACAATATGGATACTCGATTTGATGACATCAATCAGAGATTCATTGCATCATTACTTGCTACTCAAGAAGGCCTTGATGAGTCGCAACGCAACATCTTCATTGGTAACTGGTATGCCCTGCTTGCAAATCAAACCGCAGCAGTAATGAAAGCACAACAAGCCACGCAAGCTCGTGGGTCTCAATAAGGATTAACAATGTCTAATGCTTTAATTGCTTCTGGAGCAGTTCCGAAAGGTCCCAGTGCTTGGGCGCCAATTTTTAGCAATGAATTTTTTAGTGGTCTTTTTACAAACCGCAATCCCCTCCGTGATCCTGCCACACCTTTCATTTATGCTAAGTTTTATATGGCAAGTAGATATGAAGCTTTGTGGGCAGGAGCAAACGTAGAAGTTTCCCCTCGATTAACTCTTATACGCGCCCCTGGACATTCGGTTTTTAATAGTCAATCTTTTCCAGGGATTGACAATTTTTTTGGTTATGCTATTCAAAAAGTTAACAATTCAAATAGAGTACGAATACTAGCCGATACCTTAAGTGGTGGTGTTAATAATACTGGCTCAGTTTATGATTGTACTTCGTGTTCAGCTTTCCCTAACGTAAATAAAAAGCTTTTTGATAAAGCACTTAATGCTGGCGAAACTGCATTTATATCAGTTGGTAATACCGTTTACATGGGAGA